GAAATGAACGATACTAAAAACACTCAAATTTTCCATAAAATTTTGATACTGTCAGAAGTCACTTGAACCTTGTCAATAAGCGCTCTGACAAGCATCTTTTGCTCTTCGTAGTCCATTTCAAGCACGTCTTTAGTATCTAGTGTTTTAAGCATCTTTTGCTTGTTTTCTTGATGTTTAATTGCTGGGTCGTTTGCCAATTCATCTTTAAGTATTTCAATTTTAGCGTTGAACGTGTTAGATTGTTTTTTCAATTCATCAAGCGTGATAAGATTGTTAATGTACAAGTCGTTAAGTTTACTAATCTTATTTGTGAGAGTTTCTATTTCCTTGTTTATAGCATCTCTGTCAAGTTTTTCTGGTTCATTATCAAATAGTTCATCTATGTAGTCAAAGTCTGTCTGTAGCTTTGAAATCGATTCTAAAACGTACGCTTCTAAGTCGTCCTTTGAGTAAATGCCAGAATTACATTTCTTGTTGTTGTTATAAGTGGTTACTCCTCTTGTTTTTCGTGGATGTCTTTGGTGGCATTCGTAGCGAATAGTTCTAGTACCATCTTTTTTCTTGTTTCTCAAAAGAGATTTTAAAGGAGCTTTACAATAACCGCATTGACCTATGCCAGATAGCATATACTTGCTTTGGAATGGTCTAGGATTCTTATTTTGAGCGTATGCTTTTATCTGTCTAATTTTTATTTCCTCTTGAACTTGATTGTAAACATCCTCTGAAATAATAGCTTCGTGGTTTCCAGGATATATTACACCTTTATATTTATTGCAACCACAATAAACTGGGTTATCAAGCATCTGTCTAATAGTACGATAACTCCAAGCGGGTGTTTTTGGGTATTTTTGATTTAGGTCATCTCTTAGTTTAGTGATTGAGCGTCCGTTCAAATATGAGGTAAACACTTCTCGCACAACAACAGCTTCTGATTGGTTAACTGTCATTTCCCCCGTTCCAACATGATAAGTATAGCCATAAGCAACTTTAGCCCACATCATAGACTTACCAGATTTAGCACGTCCGATTTTACCTAATTGCATACGTTCTTTTATCTGTTCTCTTTCGAGCTGAGCAAATACGCTCAATATTCCAATCATAGCCTTACCAAAAGGAGTAGAAGTGTCAAAGTTTTCTAGCAAGCTCAAAAATGCTATATCGTTCTTGTTAAAAATTTCCTCAATTAAGTAGAGTGTGTCTTTTTGACTTCGGCTCAATCGGTCTAGTTTATAAACTAGCACAGTATCAAACTTTTTCTTGGGAACATCTTTAATAAGTTTTTGCAAAGCCGGTCTTTGAGTGTTAGAACCAGAGAAACCAGCATCCACATAGACATCATAGACATTCCAATCTTTAATCGAACAATACGCTTTTAATTTTGCTGTTTGCTCTTCGATTGAGTATCCCTCTTCTGCTTGATTGGTAGTTGATACACGTACATAGATAGCAACTTTGTTGATTGTGTTCATCATTGTACCCTCTTTCAAAATTTGTTAAAAAATGTTAAAATGAGTACAAGAAAATCGCCCGTTTAATGGCTGTTTTCTTTAGTACTTCCAGCTCACGCTTTGAGTCGCCAAACTTAAAAAGCGTGGGCTTTTTCTTTTTATTGAATATCCAATTTAACAACAGCTTTATCAGATGCAAATGAAAATGATGGTGATACTTCAAGCTCTATATCTCCACTTCCATTGACACCAAAATATTCTACCGCCCCCTCATAACTTCTACCAGATGAAATCGTATCAATCGTGCTTCCGTTAGGGTAAGTATCCATTTTTTGATTATTAACATAAAGTTCTAAACCACTTCCTAAAACATAATCATCATCTGATAAATTTTTGACATTGTAAGTAATTTTTAGAACTTTTTCAAGGTTAGTGTCATCAAATTCGTTGCGTTCGTCAGTCCATTCAGCACCAGTAATTGTAATTTCCGCTTCATCATTAAATGTCATTGTATCACCAATGCTATATGTACTATCTTGACTACTTGATGATGTCTGCTCTGTTGTTGTACTATTAGTTGTACCGCTGCTTGAATTAGCAGTACAAGCGCCGAGCACAGCGATTGATAATAAGGTAATACCGAATAATCCAGCCTTTTTCATTAATTTTCTCCTATCAGCTTTTAACGTGGTTCAGTCTTTTGCACGTAGTTTTATTTTTCTGAAAATCTTCCGACAACTTGACCGATAATTCTAAAGTCGCTGTCAGCATCGACTAGTATATCATCATATTTATTATTTAGACTATGTAGATATGCCCCAGAATCATCGATAATCAGTTCTTTAATATAGGCATCGCCGTATAGTTCGAATACGCCAATATCGCCATTTGATAAATCAACAGATAATTTCACAAATACATAATCACCAGAATAATATTCTGGTTCCATTGAGTCGCCATAGATAGGTACAACGAAATCAGCATCTACATCTACTGGTAACTTAATTTGCTCAACTTGTACGTCGTTTAAATATTGCCCTGTACCAGCGGAAGCTGGTTGGTCGTAGTAGTCATAAGTATAGTATATAACTTGTGGTTCGTTTGCTATGTTTTGATTATTTTCTTCCAGTTTTTGCTCTTTTAACTGATTATCAGCGTATGTCAAAACTTTCTTTCGACGTGGTGTTTTAAGTTCGTTGTATATAGAAATAATTTCTAAATCTTTTGATTTACTTTCTTGTATATCATCCCACCCCATTAAAAACGACGGAGTAGTATTCAAGGCTTTTGCAATACCTTTTAAAACATCAGGACCGACTTTTTCTATATCGCCTTTTTCATATCTGAAAATAGTAGAACGAGACACGCCTACACGTTCGGCAAGCTGGTCTGCACTCATTTTCATGCTTTTTCTTCGTCGTTTAATTCTTTCGCCAACGTTCATGCGTTTTTCTCCTTTATTTTTTGTCTACACATATTATTATACTTTTTGCGTCGCAAAAATGCAATAAAAAAAGTCGCAAAAATGAGATTTTTTGTTGACATTTATTTTTTTGTGCTGTATAATACAATCAGAAAGTCGCAGAAGTGCGACAAAAAAAGAAAGGAGTATAACATGGTTAACGTTCAAAAATTGAAAGGTAAAATCATAGAACGTGGCACTACTCAAGAAGCGCTAGCTAAAACGTTAGGGATTGATAGAAGCACGTTTTATCGCAAAATGCGACAAGGTGGGAATTTTACCATAAAAGAAGTAAACTTGATTGTTTCAGCGTTGCATTTAAGCAAAGATGAAGCGATGTCCATTTTTTTCGCAGATTTAGTCGCGTAAGTGCGACTTAAAAAGGAGCAAGCATGAGAAAACTAAAAGACCTCAAAGAAATCTTTGAGGACAATTTAGACGGATACGATGTTGCGCTTGCAATTATCGGAAGCTTTATAGGGGTGTTTTTGGGAACATTGATTTTTTGGTTTTTATTTAGAAATTAAAGAATTAATGAACAACGTAAGAAGCGTTGTAGTAATCGAAACAATCGCTGGGAACCAAAGAGAGGTCAGCTGTGTTTGACGAGTGAAAGTCTTATATTGACGTAGGAAAATTAAGCCTTTGTCTGTAATTCTGCAATTTCCGGCATGGTCGCCTTTTAAGAATGATAGTTCTATTAGTTCAGTAATAGCTAATTCGTCGCTATCAATTAGCTGTTGATGATTTTCATAAATAACATAATCATGTTCATTTTTAACTTTCATCAATGATTTTAAAAGTTTTCTAGCTTGTTTTGAAACAGTTTCCATAATGTAGTACCTCATATGGTCTATTATATCAAAAAAGCACCTTTGGTTGACAGACCAAAAGTGCACTTAACAAATAAAACTAATTAAATTATAACACAAAATGAACGAACTTAACAGTACACAACAAATGCTAATCAACAATTGGCAACGTAAGTATTATCAACTAAGCGATGTATTGATTACAAGTTTAGTCGGTCTGACAACTACAGACACATTAAATGTCTTGGCACAAGCAAGAAAGGAAAAGTTATGGCTAAAAAACTTTACAAAGTAACACACGTCATGGCTGATGGTACGGAACTAGACGACATCACAGGTTATGTCATTCCAGCAGGTCATCAAGTCTATAACATTTTAAAATCTATCAACGAAGAAGCAAGGGAGAAAACAGCATGAAATTATTTAATTGGATTTTTGCAAAAAAACAAGAGACTATTCAGCCAGATTTTGTATTTGAGTTTAGCGACGTTAAAGCTAAACGTTATGACGACTTTATCCATTACATGGATAGACACAGAAACGAATGGGGTTAACAAATGGAAAATGAATACTTTGACACAGACGAAATCATGGTAATTGGCTTTGACACAGACGGCTGGCACGGGTGTTGGGGCGCAAAAGAAGAAGAGGATGATTAAGTGACGAAAACGAACAGACGATATTATTGGATACAGCTAGCACAGGATTTCTTTAAATCAAAAGAAATGAAACTATTGCGTAAAATGCCTGGTGGCGACACTTACACAATTATCTACTTAAAACTAATGCTTATTAGTCTTGAGGACAACGGCAAAATTTATTTTGAAGAGTTAGCACAAGATTTAGCAGAAGAAATGGCACTACTGATTGATGAAGATACAGAAGCTGTCAGAATGACATTAATGTTTTTGAGTAAAAAAGGACTACTCACTAGACATAGTAATTATGAGTTTTTTCTTGAACAAGTACCAGAGATGATAGGCTCTGAAACCGCTAGTACAAGGCGTTCTCGGAAACATCGAGAACAAAAAGCGTTGCAATGCAACACCAATGCAACAAAGTGCAACGGAGATATAGAGATAGATATAGATAAAGATATAGATAAAAAGATAGATATAAAGTCAGAAGTAGATAAAGAACAAACTGCTGCTGATGAAAAATCTGATTTTAATGTCTTTGAATACTATCAAACTAGAATTGGCATTTTGGACGGTTACCAGTCAGAAAAACTTGCAGCATATGTTCAAGTGGACGAGCTAGAACCGGAATTAGTTAAGTTGGCAATTGACAAAGCAGCTGACAATTCCAAACGTAGTTTTGGCTATGTTAATTCGATTTTGAAAAACTGGGCTCAAAATGGCATCAAGACAGTTGCTAAACAGAACGAAGAGCAACGAAACTTTGAAGAAGCAAAAGCGACACAAAACTATACTCAACGACCACAGCAAAAGCAACCAAAACAAACTAACGTGCCAGATTGGTGGGATAAAGAGTATAAGCATGAAGCAACGCCAGAAGAACAAGCACAGCTTGAAGCGTTAAGAAAATCAATGTCGGAGGACTAAACATGAACGTAAAAGAAACAATTTTAGCAGAACACAAAACTTTGAAACGAGTTGAAGAACTACAAGTGTTCATGCACGGAACATCAATGCTAGCGCTTGAACTACACAAAAATGGCATTATCGAACAGTCAGAAGAAAAATTGAATTTCTTTGAAACAATGCACGCTATCTCACACATTCTTGAAGATGTATTGAATGGCAAAGATGTTCCAGAGGCAGCGCGTGATGTGTTATTTCCAGATGAGGACGAGGAGTAAATATGGAATTTTATAAAGAATATGCTGATACTTTTGAAGCGTCAGCGATGCAAAAACTGAACTTAGACATCAAAAATAACCCACAATGGAAAAGTGAGGTACAGGGCTATACAGTTACTGAAAGGAAAACGCCGTACACGCCAGATTTTAGTTATGTTTTGGTTCGTTGGGTAGGACTAAGCACAACGCCGTTCAAAGGAGACAAGCTATGACATACGGGCTTTTCGGAATATTTGATTACGACACTTGGTTAAGCACTCACGAAGACCACGAGGTAGTGTTTCAAGGTGACGAAGATGAAGCTTATGACCGTTGGAAAGAAGAACAATTAGAGGATGAGGAATGGAAAATTTAACATTTCCAGAATTGCAACAACGTATGCAATTAGCAAAAAAGAAAACACAAGATGTTAAATATGCTTTTCGTAATGCTGAGGACATATACACTGCTTTTAAGGAACTAAAAACTGATTGGTATGTCACTGTTAAGTATGATTTGACAGAGGTTGCGGGACGGTTATTCGTTAAAGCAACAGCGAAAGCTGTTAAAGGCGAGGAACAGCATAAAACGACAGCGTATGCTGAACTAAGTTCAGTACCAGTTTTTAACACTAAAAAAGGTCAAATCAAGCAAATGCAAGACCCACAATGGACGGGCGCTGTTAGCTCATATGCTGGTAAGTATGCTTTGCAAGGTTTATTTGCGATTGGTGAAAAAGATGTTGATGAGTATCCAGTGCAAGACGAACAGGGACAACAAACGCAATTTATCAACGACGCGCAGGTTCAACAGATTTATAACGGCATCAATCAACTTGCACAGATGACTAATCAAAATCCAGATATGGTAGCAAGTAGCATTATGCAAAACTACAATATTAACAATTTCCACGCTGTACCTAGCGAATTCTTTAACGAAGTAGTGAACTACATCAAATCACTAATGCCACAGCAAAACCAAACCAATTTTAACGATTTATAGGAGCTAAACAATGAAAGACGTAACAAATAACACACTAACTGAAATTAACGTTGATTTCACACCAGCTAAAATCGATGTTGATTATGAGGCGATTGAAAAGCAATTGAATGCGATTGTTGCTCAATACTCAAATTACGAAGTGACAGCAAGCACTTATAAAACTGACTACGAAGAGCGTACACGCTTGAATAAGTTGAAACAAGCGCTTGAAGCACGACGTAAGGAAATTAACGCAGTTATCAGCGAGCCTTACAAAGAATTTAAAAAGCAATATGACAAGATTGTTAAACCACTTGATGAAGTGATTGACAGCATCACAGCAGGTCTCAACGCAGTTGATGAACAAGAGCGAGTGCTACGAGTTGATGCAGTTCGTGCTACCTTTGAAGAAAAGTGCGAGCTAGCAAATTTGGATAAATCAACATTTGAGACTAGCTACAACGATTACAGCTTAAAAAAATACTTTAAAGCAGGTAAATTTGAGCTTAAACAATCAACAATTGATGAAATTGACAATCTGGTCTTAGCTGAATTTAAAGCTGTTGAAGAGTTTAAAGCAAGTAAAGAAACCATTGAAGAACAAGCGAAAGAATATGACTTGTTACCGGAAATGTACATCAGAGCGCTTGAAGATGGTAAGACGCTTGTTGACATTCTTAAAATCATGAAAGCCGACAAAGACGCTGCTGTCTTGCGTAAAGAGCAAGAAGAAGCACGAGCAAAAGCGGAAGCTGAACGTAAAGCAGAGATTGAACGTTTAGCGCAAGAAAATGCCAACGCTCAAATCAAGGCATATAACGCCGAAACTGGCGAAGTTTTGGAAAGTGATGTAATTATACCTGAAACACAAAACGAAGCCGAAAACGGGGCAAAATTTAAGTCTGACGATGTGTTAACGTTTGATTTGCGTTTGACTTTTCCAAATGGGGCAAAACAAGCCAAAATGTTTAAAGATTTTTTGGATATGAACGGTATTGAATATCAACAATTGTAGGAGTAGAACATGAAAAAGTATTACGTTAGCGGTAAAGTTGCAAATTTGGACGTTGGTTCAGAAATCGAAGCTAAAAATAAATATCAAGCAGCTATCGAATTTCATAAGTTGTATTCTGAAATCGAAGATTGTTTTGGATTAGATGAGCTAGAAATCACGGAGGTTGAAGAAGTTCAATGATTTGGTTAGCATGGGCACTCTACAATTTAGGAGCAATTGCAGCATGTGCGTTTATCAGCATCTACTTTAAGTCAGCTTGGTGGATGCTGCTAGCATTGCTGTTTGTGAAAGATTTGAAATTAAAGAAAAAAGGTGATGCAAATGGAAGTGACGAATAGAGGTTATATTAATTTTAATAACGAGTACAACAAGCATACGCAAGAATACACCACAGCAAGCATGAGCTTTGCGAACGGGAAAGATGAAGCTGGTAAATATAAACACGGCTACATCAAAGTGATTGCTTACGGTGAACTTGGAGATGTCTTGTATAACAACACAGACAATTTAGTGACGGTGTCTGGCTACTACCGGCAAAGTGAATATGAGGGTCAAAAGTACGCACAAATCGTTGTGACTGCTATCAACGGTTATGCACCGGCTCAAAATCAAAACAACGGTAATAATGGCAACTTTGGAAATAATCAACGTTCACAACAACAAGGCAATTTTCAAAATCAAGGGAATTTTCAAAATTCACAACGACAAAACACAAACAATGGTTACCAAAATCCAAATCAAGGCAGTTTTGGGCAAGCACAAGGTCAACAGACTAGCTTTTTCCAAGGGCAAACAACACAAGCCAATCCAGATTTTAGCCACAATGGCAATCCAGCAATGATTGATGAAAGCGACTTACCGTTTTAAAGGTGTGATATGAGACAAGTGAAAGTAGATTTAATGTGTCCGTATTGTGGATTTTGCCAGATTTTAAAAGTTCCTATCACGATTTCAAGTCGTGTGTATTGTCCGTCGTGCAAACAACTTGTGTTTTTGCGGTATGCGACTGGTGTCAGAGGTGAATTGGATGAACACGGTAATTATTTTAAAGCATATGAACCGTTTAAATTAAGAGCTATTAACAGAGCATTTGAAGATGCATTCAAGGAGGAAAACGAATGAATGAGATTTTTAACTTTCATGGGCAAGATGTCCGCACAGCAACGATTAATGGTGAACCTTACCTCGTCGGGAAAGATGTTGCTGAAATTTTAGGATACAGCCGACCAGATAACGCTATTAGAAATCATGTAGACGATGAAGATAAGCTGATGCACCAATTTAGTGCATCAGGTCAAAATCGCAATATGACAGTTATCAATGAGTCAGGTTTTTATGCGCTAGTCTTGTCTAGTAAACTTCCACGAGCTAAAGAGTTTAAACGTTGGGTTACAAGTGAAGTTTTGCCAAAAATTCGCAAGCATGGCATGTTTGCAACGGATGAATTGTTAGATAATCCAGATTTTGCTATCGCCACTCTCCAAAAGCTCAAAGAAGAACGAGAAGCGGAAATTCAAAGACTTAAGAGTAAGCTAGATTTTCTTGAAAAAGAGAAAGACAGCGATAGTGACGGAGTAAATCATGGAATTCGAATTCATATTGCCAAGAAACACAAAAAATAAGAAGCAAAACATGGTTATCAATAGCAATGACAGATTTCATCGTCAAGCGCAAGCAGTCATGACAAGACGTATTAAAGCGTTAGCGATGTATGAAGTCACAGCGAAGAAAGATAAGCAGATGAAACCTTTTAGCCCAGAGAAACCGTGCCATTTGATTGTGACAGTGTATAAGCCAACAAATCGAAGATTAGACACGCCAAACCTTTATCCAACAGTCAAAGCTCTTGTTGACGGTATGACAGAAGCTAAAATTTGGACGGATGATAATGATAACGTGATTAAATCAACGAAGTTTCAGTTGGGCGGTTTGAGTGGAAAAAGGGGTTATTACAAGTTTGTTTTGACAATTGAAAGCGAGGGTAAAGATGGCAAAGACGAAGATTGAAAGGCTGTCAGTTATCCACAGACGAGAAATACTGTGGTTAAAATGGTATTTTTTAAGAGATAAGACCAATCCTAGAAATACAGTTTTGGAACAGAAAATCCATGATGCTTTTCTGAATAAAAAGACAGATGATGCAGCGTTTTATGTAAATTTGCGTGTGGTAACAAATGAAATCGTAGCTAATACTGATACACGTTTGCTCAAAATGATTAAAGAAGTCTATGTTTACGAGTCAATTAATATTATCGGAGCTTGCCAAACAATTTATTTTTCAGGAACGACAAAAGCCTACAAAGACCTTAACCGCTGGTTTGATGCTTACTTTTATTCAACATACAAATATTTGCCATTGGTGAAATAACGGTAAAAAATCCCTTTTCTTTGCTATTACAATGAAATCATGAGTTAAACCTCGTGATTTTTTGTGTGAAAGGAGAGCTAATGAATGAACGTCAAAAGCGATTTGCAGACGAGTACATAAAGAGCGGAAATGCTACAGAGTCAGCGTTGAAAGCTGGTTATAGCGAAAAGACATCTTATTCAATCGGACAACGCTTGTTGAAGAATGTTGAAGTGAAAGCGTACATTGATGAACAAGTTGAGAAGATACGTGATGAAACGATTATGGATGCAAAAGAAGCACTGGCTATCTTGTCATCAATCGCAAGAGGTGAGCGAGAAGAAGAGGTTATCCTTGTCAATCCAATCAATGGAGAAATCACAAGGGAAACTAAGAAACCAGACAATGCAACAGTTATCAAAGCAATCACGGAAATCTTGAAACGTTATCCAACGGCTAAACAAGCCGAAAAACTAGAGCTTGAATTGGCTAAATTGCGTGAACAAGTCAACGCTAACGAAGCGCAAGATGAGCAAATTATTATCGTTGACGAATGGACTGAGGAGGTAGACGATGGTCTTTAATGTTCAAAAGAACGTCAATCCACATTTTAAGCCTGTTTGGATTTCTGTAGAGCCTTACAACATCTTGAAAGGCGGGCGTAACTCGTTCAAATCGTCAGTAATCGCATTAAAACTTGTATACATGATGATTAAATACATCAAGAAGGGTGACACAGCTAATGTTGTTATTATTCGTAAAGTAGCCAATACAATCCGTGACAGCGTGTTTAATAAGATACAATGGGCGTTGCAATTGTATGGAGTGTTTGGCGGTTTTAAGACGACTGTTAGCCCGTTTAAGATAATTCATAAGAAAACAGGTTCAACATTCTATTTCTACGGACAAGACGACTTCCAGAAGCTAAAATCTAACGACATTGGCAACATTATCGCTGTTTGGTACGAAGAAGCTGCTGAATTTGATAGCGAAGAAGATTTCGACCAGAGCAATGTTACGTTTATGCGACAAAAACACGCTAAAGCTAAGTGTGTACAGTTCTTTTGGTCTTACAATCCGCCACGCAATCCATATAGTTGGATAAATAAGTGGTTTGAAACAATGAAAATACGTGATGAATACTTGTGCCATTCGTCTAGCTATCTTGATGACAAGCTTGGTTTTGTTACAGAGCAAATGCTAAAGGACATCGAGCGTATTAAAGCGAATGACTTTGATTATTACAGATACATCTACTTAGGTGAGCCGGTTGGACTTGGTAACAATGTGTATAACATGAGTACATTTCATCCGTTGGATAGCTTACCAAGTGATGATAGGCTGATAGGTATTTCCTTTGCGCTTGATGGCGGTCACCAACAGTCGGCAACAGCTTGCGGAGCGTTTGGTATTACAGCTAAAGGTGATGTCATCTTGCTTGATACGTATTATTATTCACCGGCAGGCAAAGCTGTTAAAAAAGCACCCAGTCAGCTATCACAAGATATCCACAGTTTCACTCGTTCAGTTGTGGATAAGTACAAAGTACAAGTGTTGCAATACACAATCGATAGCGCAGAGGGTGCTTTGCGAAATCAAATGTATTTAGATTTTGCTGTGCGTTGGCATCCAGTAGCCAAGCTTAAAAAAGTGACAATGATTGACAGCTTCCAGTCATTGCTCGCACAAGGACGATTTTATTATTTAGACACGGAAGCTAACAAAATATTCGTTGAAGAACATCGTATGTATCGTTGGAATGAACAGACAATACAGTCAGATAACCCAAACGTCATTAAAGAGGACGACCATACATGCGACGTTGCGCAGTATTTTGCTTTGGATAACGCCAAAATTTTAGGCTTGCGTGTCGGAAATAGCTAGGAGGATATTATGGGTCTTATCCAGAAAGTAAGAGACTTTTTCAATCTCGGGAGGTATAACATGCAGACTTCGAACTTAAACAGTATTCTAGACCACCCAAAAATTGCGGTCAGTCAAGAAGAATATAGCCGTATTCAACACAACTTAACGTACTATCAATCAAAGTTTAATGATGTTGAGTACATCAATTCAGACGGTGACGTTAAACGTCGTAAATTAAATCACTTACCGATTGCACGCACAGCAGCTAAGAAGATTGCTAGTTTGGTTTACAATGAGCAAGCGGAAATTACAGTAGACAACAAGAAAGTCAATGAATTCTTGACACAAACACTTGACAATGACCGCTTTAACAAAAACTTTGAGCGTTATTTAGAGAGTGCTTTGGCACTTGGTGGGCTTGCTATGCGCCCTTATGTGGACGGTGATAACATACGTGTCGCATTCGTTCAAGCGCCTGTATTCTTGCCGTTACAGTCAAACACACAAGACGTGTCAAGTGCTGCTATCTTGACAAAGACTATCAAGTCAGAGGGTAGAAAGAACGTGTATTATACACTTGTGGAGTTTCATGAGTGGGTGACAGCGGATGGAAGCGAGCAAGGAAGCACGAAAGACAAAAGCTATTATCGTATCACTAACGAGCTTTACAAGTCAGATGTTAGTGATACATTAGGTCAACATGTGAACTTGTCTGAATTGTATCCAGATTTAGAGCCGGTAACGCTCCTCAAAGACTTATCACGCCCATTGTTTACATACCTAAAAACACCTGGTATGAACAATAAGGACATTAACAGCCCGCTCGGACTATCTATCTTTGATAATGCCAAAACCACAATTGACTTTATCAACAGGACTTATGACGAATTCATGTGGGAAGTCAAAATGGGTCAACGTCGTGTACTTGTGCCAGAGCAGATGACACAATTAAAAGTCCAAAACGAGGACGGCACAATCACGTTTAAACGTCGATTCGAAACAGACCAAAATGTGTACATGCAACTTGGCGGGGGTGATATGGACGCAAACAGCGTTAAAGACTTAACAACGCCTATCCGCTCAAATGACTACATCACAGCCATTTCAGAGGGGCTAAAACTGTTTGAAATGCAAATCGGCGTGTCAGCAGGTATGTTTACGTTTGACGGACGAAGCATGAAAACCGCTACAGAGGTAGTTAGCGAGAATAGCGACACGTACCAAATGCGCAATAGTATTGCTGCTCTTGTTGAGCAATCAATTAAAGAGTTGTGCGTGTCTATTTGCGAACTCGGTAAAGCAGTAGGTCTATATTTTGGTGAAATTCCAGAACTGAAAGACATTTCAGTCAATCTTGATGACGGCGTATTTACTGACCGCAAAGCAGAGTTAACTTATTGGATGCAAATGGTTACAGCAGGCTTTGCACCGCAGCGTTTAGGTATTCAAAAGACGCTGAACGTGACGGAGGAAGAAGCTAGAGAGTATTTAGCTGAAATCAACGGCGATTTACCGCCAGAAAACGACGCAGATTTAGCAATTTACCGCCAGAAAACAGTAGAGGGACTAGATGACTAAACCAACGTTAAACGACCAAGAATTCTCGTTGCAAATGCAAGGCGTGAGTGACATATACGCTCAAATGCAACAAGAACTTTTTGACAACATGATTAAACGTTTGATTGAACGTGGTAGTGCTGACTTACAGGAAAATCCATATATTTGGCAATTGGAAAAATTAAATGATATGCACATGCTGAATGAGGAAAACTTACAAATCATCGTTGAGCGCACAGGCATAGCAGAGGATTTGTTGCGTGATGTCATTGAAAATGAGGGCTTAAAGGTCTATCAAGACACGCAAGAGCAACTAGCAGAGGATTTGAACGTAAATGCTAATGGAGTAGTCAGAAACGGCGTAGTAAGCAGTTTAGAAGCCTACACAGCACAGGCTGTTAGCGATTTAAATCTTATCAATACGACTTTGCCAAGAAGCATCCAGAGTGTTTATAAGTCGATTGTTGAGCAAAGCGTGGCAGAAGTAGTCGCTGGCACTAAATCATCTGATAAAGCCATTCGTGACACTATCATGAAATGGCAAAAGAAGAATTTTACAGGCTTTGTGGATAAAGCAGGCAGAGAGTGGCGTGCTGACGCATACGCAAGAGCAATCATCAAGAGTACATCTTTTAAGGTTTACAATGATATGCGCACCAGACCGGCGGAAGAAATGGGTATTGACACGTTTTACTACTCAATGAAAGCAAGTGCTAGAGAAGCATGTGCGCCTTTGCAAGGTCAAATTGTGACGAAAGGTACAGCGAGAGTTGAGCAAGGTGTCGAAGTCTATTCGTTGAATGACTATGGTTACGGTACAGCAGGCGGTTGTCTTGGCGTTCATTGCGGACACCATCTAACGCCGTTTATTATCGGCGTTAACGAGCTACCAGATATGCCAGAACACCTCAAAGACCTAACACCAGAGCAAGCAGAGGAGAACGCACGTATTGAAGCTAAACAGCGTGCGCTTGAACGTGCTATCCGCAATCAAAAAGAGCGTGTACATGTCGCTAATCAACTTGAAGATGATGAGTTATTATTGCTTGAACGTGCTAAACTACGGAACTTGCAAAACAAACTAAGTGCGTATGTGAACGAACATGATTTCTTGCACCGTGATTATTCACGAGAACGACTGTTCAGCACACCAAATTCATCGAGTAAAATCAAGGCTGAATTAGAAACCAAAAAAGCTATTTTTGTTAAGCGCAGAGAGCTAGAAAATGGTATAATTGGTGTGAAAGCAGTTGACAATGTAGAAATTACAGGAATATCAAAACACATTGCCGAAAGAGCTGTTGAACGTGGAGGTACAATTCAAACATTGACCGACGCTTTGATTAACCCTCTTGAAGTGACAGACACCAGATATGACAAGGACGGTTTACCATCGAAACAATATCGTGGTGCAGTCTCTACCGTCGTTGTCAATCCAGACACAGGAAATGTTGTATCAACCAACCCAACACGCAGAAATATTAGAAAACGACACGGAGTTTATAAAAATGAAACTAAATAGCATTTATTCAAATGACGAATTCAAAAAAGTCAGTAATCACTTGCCAAATTGGGAATACGATAAAGATTATTCCGAAAATGAAATTGACATTTTCGATGAACAACTAGAAGATGTCAATGATTTAGTAGGTTATGAAAACGAAACAGGTATTTTCATTTCAGATATGATTTACAAATTGCGAAGCAATCCTCAATATTGACATCAAAGTTCATTAAGTTTGCACCTAGAGAAATCTAGGTGCTTTTTTTGTGCCTTAAAAAGCGTAAAAAGTCCGCTTTGTTTCAAGGTATCCTAGGGAAGTAAATAAGATTTAACTTTTTCGGTGGGGGTTAGCCACCTACAAAAAGGACTAGGAGGACAAATGGCATTTACAACAGAAGAACTTATCAATCTTGGGTTAACAGATGAACAAGCTAAGTCGGTTTTTGCCTTGCACGGTAAAGATTTAAACGACACCAAATCAGCTTTAGATACTATTACACAAGAGCGAGACAGTTTAAAGAGTCAATTGCAAAATACAGAAGCACAGCTTGAAACATTGAAAGCAGACGCCAACACGAGTGCAGAACAAAAAGAAGCACTTGATAAGCTACAAGCTGAATATGACAAATACAAAGCTGATGCGGAAGCTGAACTTGCAATGACACAGAAAGTTAACGCTATCAATTTAGCTTTGAAAGACACTAACGCTTACAACCCAGAAAACCTAATGAAATTCATTAACGTTGATGAGATTGAGCTTGACGATGATGGAAAACCTAAATTGGACGATGTTATTAATGGTTTGAAAGAAAGTGATGCTTACTTGTTTAAACCAGAAGAAGATAATACGCCTAATCCGTCAATCGTACCTAATGGCAATCCATCGGCTGGTGGGAATGGGAGTGTTGACCCATTTCAAGCGATTATTGATAGTTATGGCAAATAAACGAAAGGAGAACAAACATGCCAACTAATCAAAACTTGCCAACTCGTCGTTACGAGCAACAATACGCAGGTATCTTTGCAACTGTTTTCGGCGTTCAAGCTGCCTTTTCTGGCGCTTTAGCACCTATCCAAATTTTGGACGGTGTGCAAGAAAACGCTAAAGCATTTTCAGTTAAAACAAATGCTACTCCGGTTGTTATCGGTGAAGAATACCTCAAAGGTGAAAATGACGGTGGTTTCGGCGATGGCTCTGGTGCAGGTTCACGTTTCGGCGATGTAACTGAAATCAAGTACCAAAACACAGATGTTGAGTACGATTATGAACTTACAATTCATGAAGGACTTGACCGCTACACAGTTAACAACGATTTTCAAGCAGCAATCGCTGACCGTTTGAAATTGCAATCAGAAGCGCAAACACGCCGCGTTAGCAAACGTGTCGGTAAATACTTGTCAGACAATGCAGGTAAAGCAGAAGCGCTCGCTGATTTTACGGAAGAAAACGTCAAAGCGTTGTTTAACACAGTCAGCGCTTACTACATCAACAACGAAGTGACAGCACCAGTTACTATTTATCTTCGCCCAGAACTTTACAACGCAATTATTGACATGACAGCCAATACATCTGCTAAAGGTTCTAGTGTATCTATTGATAATAACGGACTTGCTCGTTATAAAGGCTTTGCATTGGTTGAAACGCCGGCACAATACTTTGACACAGGTGTTGTAGGTATCTTCTCACCAGACAACATTGCTATTCCGTTCGTAGGTATTTCAACAGCTCGTACGATTGAAGCAACTAACTTTGACGGTGTGCTTCTACAAGCAGCTGCTAAAGGTGGTACTTATACACTTGATGACAACAAGAAAGCTATTGTTAAAGTAACCGGAACTGTTGTAGGGGGATAATTATGCCACTTTATCAAGCAACTAAGAACTTACACTTTAAGTCGCTAGATAAGAGTGTCATTGTTGACGAAGTTGTGGAACTTGAACAAGAGTACGCAGACCAAGTCAACGCTGACTTAGCTAAGGTTTTTCCAGGGACTAAAGCGGTACTTGTGCCGTTTGGTGAAGAAGCGGAAAAACCTAAACGCACTCGCAAGAAAGCGACTGCTGATGAGTAAGGGTGGTAACACCCTTTAAGGGGGTAGCCATGACTTATTTAACCGAAGAAGAATTTGCTGAACTTGGTTTCGATGATGTCGAGAATTTCAAAGCACTAGCTAAGCGAGCTGAAATCGCTATTAACTTGTACACGCAAGGCGTTTATCAGCGATATATTGAGTTTGAAAAAGACTTTGATTATCGCAAGCAAGCAGTCAAGCTAGCCATGGCGTTTCAGATTGCTTATTTAGACGTTTCTGGCATCATGACAGCAGATGATAAGAAAACAATGCAAAGCGTTTCTATCGGTCGTACATCTATCAATTATGGCTCTGTGAGCGGTTCAAGCGGTCAACAGTATAATTTATCGATTGACGCAGAGAACGTGCTTAAACAAGCCGGCTTTAGCCTTGTGGTGGGGGTACATTATGATAGATAAGCGCTTGTTAACGGATAATGTTAGCGTAACGAAAGTACAAAAAAAGAATGATTTTGGAGACTTGACCTACTCCGAGCCTATCTCTGTTGAATCAGTCCGATTTGACAGAGAAGTGACGGTCTCGGGTGTGGATAACTCAAAGACCAAAACAAAAGCAGGTACGTTGTTTGTTTACCCGTCAATTTCAAGGGTAGATGTTGATGACACATGGCTTGAAGCAGTAGTCAACGACGGAAGCCGTGACTACATCATTAAAAGCATTCAACCAAATTTTCTGAACGGAAAGTTGTTCAGTTATGAGATTGGGGTGATTTGATGAGTTTTCGAGTTCGTACCAAATCAGACCTAAGCGGTGTTGAAAGGAAAGTGTCAAGCGCCAACATCAACAAAGGCAGATATGCACTTGCTAACCAAATCTTGCTTGACAGTAATAATTATGTGCCGATGAAAGACGGTTCTTTGCGTGCTAGTGGGCATGTTGAGAGTTCCGGTGAAGCTGTTTCGTGGAACACGGTATATGCTCGGGCTCAATATTACGGCACGAACGGCATTGTTGTATTTAGACACTACACAACGCCCGGAACTGGCAAGCAATGGTTTGAAACTGCTAAGAAAGGCAAAGCGGATACGTGGAAACGTGTTGCAGCTAAAGGAATGGGACTTTGAAACAAGATAACAAAAACTTTCAAGAAGTACTTTTAAATTACGTTAACAGTTTTGAGGAACTACCGCTAAAAGCGAGACTAGATTATTTTAACGAGAGCGAAGATGATTTAGTCATTAATGCGCTACCTGGTGGAACAATTGACAGAGAGTTTATGGACGGTGCGAGAGAAGTAAGCCTACCGTTTGAAATTGCAGTTAAATGCAAGAGTAATAAAAAAGCAAGTGACATTATCTGGTTCTTGAATGGCGAATTGTCCGATTTGGGCATTGAGCTACCAAGCACAGATGACTCATACATCTTTCTTACTTTGTCAGTTGATAAACCGGGAATTAACGGTAGAGATGAGCAAGGTTACTTTGTCTACACCTTGCAACTAACAGCTAAATTAGAAATTTAAGGAGGAATTTTATGGCTCGTCAAAAAAATGCGAAGCGACAACATTTTATTGCACCTTTTGACCCAGAAAGTCCAGATACTGTGCCAACAGATGAAACATTTTTGCCACTAGCAAAATACATCGAGACTATCGATGATGACACAGACGAAGAAACAGACGACACAGGTTACTACGACGGTGACGGTACACCAGAAGAAACTGTAACATCTGTTTCTGGCTCATACACAGCGTCTGGTCTGTATGACGCAGAAGATAAAGCCCAAGCGCTTATCGCTTCTATTCGCTATGAAATTGGCGATAGTCGTCGTGTATGGCATCGTGTCATTGAGTCAAACGGCAAGAAGTCATTTACACAAGTTGCGAACGTGTCAGGCATCAAAGCCGGCTCTGGTGACGCAACAGCGTACGAAGAATTTGAGTGCAAGCTCAAATGGATTAAAAAACCGATTGAAAAAGGTATCACAGGTTAGAAAGGTTTGAAATATGTCACGTACTTATAACTTTGACACTAGCCAAGATAGTGTCGTGTTTAATGTTGGAGATGTCACACTTGAATTTCTGCCAAGCGACGAACAAAGTAAGTCATTGCAAGCGAAAGCTGACGAACTGAAAGAGCGAGCTGAAAAACTTTCAGATAGTCCGCAAGAGGATACTTGGGAAACAATGGCAGAGTTCAAAGCATTACTAGATGAATTCTTTGAGTCGATGTTCGATAAAGAAGCACCGCAAAAGCTTTATGAAGCGGCACACAAAAACACAATGGCTTATATCAAATTATTCTTCCACATCGCTAAAGCTTTGCAAGAGGTTAGCGAGGAACGACAAAACGATGAATATTTCAAGCAATTTCTATCTGAGTAATGTTTGATATTTCCAAGAAAACGGACGATAGGCTGGTACTCAATGGAAAAGAGTATCAGCTTTTCTTATCGTTCGATAATGTCCTAAAGGTTTTTGACATGTGGAGTGATGACCGATATCCGGTTCAAATCAAGCCGCAATTGGCGTTAGTCAAGTTGACACACGATGCTGACTTTAAAGCGATGGATTTTGAAACAGCGCTAGAAGTGTACATACAAGTGTTCGACGACCACATCAAGAGCGTTAAAGCAATTGATGAAGTGGATAGATACGATTTAGAGGGAAACGTACTGCCAAAACGCCAACGAGAGACCGATGAGGACAACAAGCCTTTATATTCACTCAAATACGATGGTGAGTACATTTTTTCATCGTTTATGCAAGCTTACCACATAGATTTGATTGAAGAACAAGGAAAATTACACTGGCAGAAGTTCAACGCTCTGTTAACAGGCTTACCAGACGGAACGAAGCTAGTCGAAGTCATGAAGATACGAGCTTGGAAGCCACAGAAATGCGATAGCTCAAAAGAGAGACAGAAAATGCGTGAATTACAGGAAGAATACGCATTGCCAAAAGAATAAATGAAAGGGGGTAACTATGGCAGATGGAAAAGTTGTCATTCAAATTGATATGAATGGCGATGAAGCACAATCAAAGGTGAAATCACTTAAAAGCGCTATTTTGGGCATTGGTGACAGTTCATCTAGTAGTTTTGGTTCTGGTAGTAAATCAGCTGCCTTATTTGGTGCAGCAGCAGGCGCAGCAAGTGCCATTGTTCAAAAAGGGATGTCTGTAGTTTCTAATTCACTTGACGGTGCTGTTAGTCGTATTGATACGATGAACCGTTTTCCTAAAACAATGGCTTTGTTTGGCTATTCAGCGGAAGAATCAAGTGCATCTATCAATAAACTGTCAGAAGGTATTGAGGGTTTGCCAACAACCCTAGATAGTGCGGTAGCTAGCGCGCAACAATTAACGATTACGACAGGAAGTCTTGAAAAAGGAACAGACTTAGCCCTTGCATTCAACAATGCTATGCTTGGTTACGGCGCAACAACAGACGGTGCAAGCAATGCTTTACGTCAATTCAACCAATCTTTAGGTTCTGGGAAAATTCTTGCACAAGAGTTTAACTCGATCAGTGAAGCGGCACCGGGTTTGATGTCTAAAATGGCTGAGTCTTTCGGTTATGGGAAAGATGGCGTTGTTGATTTTAAACAGGCGTTGTCAGACGGCGAAATCACCGCTCAACAATTCGCCGACAAAATGTTGGAATTGAACGAGGGAGCAGACGGCTTTGCAGCAATGGCACAGGCATCTGCCGGCGGTATTGCAACAAGTTTCCAAAACGTTAAGAACGCCGTTGTTAAAAACTTAGGTAACGTGATTAACGCTATCGACCAAGCAGCTGCTAATACTGGTCTTGGCACAATCTCGCAAAACTTAGATAAGGTTAAAGCGGCAATCAATGGTGCTTTTGGAAACGCTGATACAATGGTTCAAAATTTTTCAAAGGCTTTCCAAACGTTTTTTAGCCCATTACTCATGATTAATTTTCAAGGTGCCGTAGAAAACGTTAAAGGTGCTGTAGATGCATTAGGAGATGCATTTAGCAATGTAGCAGGTGGTAGCACAGCTTGGATTCAAACTGCAAGCAATATGTTTTCCGTTTTCATCGGAACGATTGCTATAGGTGCAGATGTAGCTAAAAAATTCATCAATTCATTTGCAGATACAGGAGCAATCCAAGCGGTTAAAACTGCTATTGATGATGTTATAACTGTCTATTCATCTCTCATTTATACAATCGGCGAAAGTTCTATATGGTCTACATTTGGAGCGGTTGCAGGACAAGTTGTAAATGCATTAGCCGAAGCGTTTAGCGCTGTTTCATATGCTGTTTTACACGTTTTCGATGCTATAAGTGGTGGAACAGGAACTATAGAGAGTTTAGCAGTTGCTTTTGGAAATGTAATTGAAGTTATAGCAAGTGTTGTTGAAAAAGCAGCGGATTTTATCTCGTCATTGCCGCCCGAACAAATTCAAGCAATCGCTAAAGCTGTTTTAACAGCAGTTGCAGCATTTAAATTGCTAAAAGTTGCAATGGCAATCGGTAGCGCGATTAAAGGGATTGCTACAGCAATTAGCATGGTTAAATCCTTGGCTGGCGCGGTTGCTCTTGTAAAATACGGCTGGGGCTTGTTGACAGCAGCATTTGCAACAAATCCGTTTGGTTGGATTGCTATTGCGATAGCGGCAGTTGTTGGCGGTCTTGTTTACTTATGGAATACAAATGAGGGCTTTAGAAACGCTTGTATATCAGCGTGGGAAGCAATCAAAAATGCAATTAGTGCCGCTTGGAATTTCATTAAATCAGTCTGGGATGCAGCACCTGGGTTCTTTTCTGGTATTTGGGAAAGTATAGCTACTACTGTTTCTAATGCGGTTGAAGCGGTAAAGAACGCCTGGAATGGCATTAAAGATTGGTTTGCCAGTCTTTGGGATGGAACGAAAGAGACCGCATCCAATGCAGCCGAGGGGATTAAATCGGTCTGGGATGGTATCAAAGATTGGTTTAGTGACCTTTGGGATGGTATTAAAGAAGTCTTTTCGGATGCGTGGGAAGCTATTGTCACTATCATGCAGCCGTTTATTGATAACTTTATCAATACTTGGGAAAACTTATCAACAGCACTAAGCCAAATTTGGGATGGTATCAAAGAAATCTTTAGTGGCGCATGGGAAGTTATTAAAGCTATTGTACTTGGACCAGTGCTTATTATTTGTGACCTTATCACAGGGAATTTCACACAATTAGGAGAGGATTTGCAACTAATTTGGCAATCTCTTGCTAACGGTATTCAGACCATTTGGAACGGTATTCAAACTTATTTATCCGGTGTTTGGGAAGCCATTATAGCAGTCGGGCAAGGCGCTTGGAATAGCTTTGTCATCTTTTTACAAACATTATGGACTGGGATTGTTACGCAAGCCCAAACGTTATGGGAAAACCTTAAAAATGGAATAATCAACATAACTAATAGTTTAGTTTCTGGTGCACAAGCAGCATGGAATTCTCTTAAAAGTGGCGTTATCAACATTGTTAATGGTCTTGTTAGCGGTGTACAGTCTGCATGGGAAAACCTTAAAAATGGCATTATCAATATTGTAAATAATTTGGTGTCATCTGCAGTCAACCTTTGGAACAGTTTAAAATCAAGCATTATCAGCATTGCACAAGGAATTGTCAATGGTGCTGTTGAAGCGTTTAACGGTCTTGTTAGTGGCGTTACTGGCGTTATCAATTCGGTTAAAAACGTATTGAACAGCTTAGCTAATATCGATTTAGCAGCTGCAGGGCGAGCAATTATCAACAGCTTTTTAAGCGGTTTAAAATCTGCTTTTAGCTCTGTTCAAAGTTTTGTAAGTGGCATTGCCGATTGGATACGTGAAAATAAAGGTCCTATTTCTTACGATAGACGCTTACTTATCCCGGCAGGTAAAGCAATCATGCAAGGGCTCAAAGATGGTCTTGTTTCAAAATTCGGAGACGTCAAGGATACAATCAATTCTGTTACAGGAATGTTTGAAGCATTGAATGGTTCAGATGTCTTAACACTGGAATTCGAAGCCAATACATATCCAGCTATCGAAAAGATTAAGCAACTTAACCAAAAAGTCGAAGACATCATCGGCGTTGGTGCATCTAACTTCTCACGTAATATCCAAATCAAATCTGACTTGGATAAAGCAATCAAAACGAAAGTAGAGATTGTTCAAGAGAAATCAAACAACATGCTAGAAAAAGCGCTTGATACTGTGGATAAGTTGGCAGACAGACCTATCCACATGACACTTGATGATGATACGCTTGTAGCTTCTACAGGCAACAAGTTTCAAGACTTTCAAACTAAACAAATTATACGTCAAAATCGAATGAGGGGGCTTGTATGACGGAAATAATGACTTTTAATGGCGTTGACATGTCTAAGTATTTTCGTATTACAGACATTGTCCGCCCAATTGGAAATGACAGAGATATAACGACTAATGACGCTCTTAATTTGGGCGTCACAGTCCAACAAGTCAAACGAGGCGCTAAAGAACACACAGTCAAGTTTGACATGAAAACCAGTAACGACCCTAGAAAAATGGAATTGCTCAAACATGAGCTTGCGGGTGTCTTGAATGTAACTGAACCAGTCAAAATCACGTACAGCGACGAACCGGATAAATATTATCTCGGTTTGCCGACTGGTGACGTGACACCAGACAATGTTGCTCGGTGGTTTCAACGTTCAGAGATTAAGTTTCTTATCCCGGACGGAGTAGCACACAGTACGACCTACAAAAAGATAGATAGCTTTGCGGACGCAACTGTAACGAGTGGCAAGATGACCTTTAACGTTATTAACGACGGTACAGAGTACGCTTATCCGATTGTCACGGTCAAACACAATTACGATAACGGTTATCTAGGACTTGTTAACAACAATGCAGCGCTTGAAATCGGTAACCGTGAGGAAGTCGACACGGAAGATGTCAAGCAATCAGAAGTGTTATTCGACTATCGAGACAGTAGCATTTTGAGCGGATACACAAACGGTCAAAAGAACGTCGGCATCACTAACGAAAAAATGAATTTAAATAGTTCACTTAACACAGTTAGCGTGTGGGGCAGACAGCATATTTGGCTTTCTAGTCGTGGAAAATTGACTGGAAATAACCTAAACAGCGCTAGTTTGACTTGGGAAATACCGGCAGACAGCAATGGCGAAAAAGGTTCTCTTAATGATTATATCTGGTGGCGGCAGGTCTTTTGGCTTGGTAGTGCAAACCAATACGGCTATTTGAAAGTGACCGTGTCAGATACTGACGGCAATTTCTTGTATGGCACAGAGACATTCAAACGTTCAAACGGCTTGACGTGTGAATACAATTTCTTGACGACTGATGGCAAAGGTGGCTACAAATTACAGGGGCATTGGACGTTTACTGGGACACACCTAGACAATCAAAACCCATTCAACAGCACCCGTGGCTTTTCGGATTTGAAGCGTAATGATGATGTCGTACAGGTTTATTGGTGGGGTTCTTATCCTAAATTCAGAGTGCCCGAGATAAAAGGTAAAAAGTCCGCTAAGATACATGTTACATTTGGGGCAGTAGGTCAGAAACCATTAGTCACTCACATGTATTTAGACGGTATTTGTTACCGCAAAGACTATGTGCCAACAACTGTAGATATTCCAAACCGCTTTTCAAAAGGAACTAATGTAGTTCTTAACAGCGAGAACGACACAGTCTATGTTGACGGCATAGCTAAAAATAGTGAGGTAGTCAATGGCTCTAACTGGCTTGCTATTCCACCGGGAAGTAGTCAACTGGAACTCTACACATCGAGTTGGGTTCAGACTATGCCGACGGTAACTATCGAATTTGAAGAAAGGTACTTGTAACTATGTTATTGACAATTCATGACGCTAACCTAAATCAAGTAGCGTCAATTGATAACGATAAATCAGATACTTTAAATTATTTTGATGATACATGGACACGAGACCTTGAAACAGGTTCGTCGACGTTTGAATTTAGTATCTACAAGAAATCTTTAAAATCAGACACGGCTTACAAGAAAGCATATAACTACCTAAACGAAAGAGCGTTCGTTTCATTCGTTTATAAAGGGCAGACGTATCTCTTTAATGTAATGACGGTTGAAGAAGATGAAACTACAATACAATGCTACTGTGAAAATCTAAACTTAGAACTTATCAACGAGTACGCAAACCCGTACAAGGCAGAGAAAGCAATGTCATTCGTTGAATACTGTAATGCAATGGACTTGCTTAACATGACTAAGCTAACAGTAGGACGTAACGAGATTTCAGATTATCGCCGTACGCTAGAGTGGGAGGGGCAAGACACTAAACTTGCCCGCTTGCTTTCGTTAGCTAACAAGTTTGACGCAGAGATTGACTTTGAAACCATACTAAACGATGACAGCTCGTTGAAATCGTTTAAAGTCAATATTTATCACGAAAACGACGACACACACCAAGGTGTTGGACGTGTTCGTAGTGATATTCGGTTAACTTACGGAAAGAACTTAAAATCAATCACACGTAAGATTGATAAGACTGGCATTTTCAATATGATTGTGCCGACTAGTTCGAGTACGGTCGAGGACGACACACAAGATAGTGGTGAGACTAGCGCTAAAACTGTAACAACCACGAATGCGGACGGTTCAATCACTAAAACGACCACTAAAAAAGCGAGTGACGGCACGACCGTTCAAACGAAAGTCACTACTAAAGTTGTTGAAAACACTGACGGTTCAAAGGTTACAACAGTTCGTACAGAGAAGTCAGACGGTTCAATCACAGAGAAAGTCACGACTAAATCAGCGAACGGCAACACGGACACAGTCACTAAGACTATTCGTGAAGCTACTAAAGAAAACGCTGAAACAGTTGACGAGTATATCACGATTGCCGGACTACCGGATTGGGAACTTAAAAATGATGACGGTATTGTTGAATTTTATAAAAAAGGTGAAGCGCTATATGCTCCAATTTCAATGCAACTTTACCCGTCAACATTTACAAGTGGAACACAAAGCGACCAATGGATAAGACACGACATGAGCTTTGATGTTGATAGTGATACGAAGCTAGAAACGGAAGCCTTGAAGCAATTGAAAGCTAGCGCTTATCCGGCTTTAACGTACACAATCAAAGGCTACATTGACGCAGACATCGGCGACACGTTGAGTTTGAACGATGAGGGTTTCGTGCCGGCATTACTCTTGACTGCTCGTGTTTCAAACCAGAAACTTAGCTTTACAGAGCCGAGCAAGAACGAAACCACGCTTGCAAACTTTAGAGCGCTTGAAAGTGGTCTGACAGACGACATTCAAAGTCGTTTAGAAGAACTGATTGAAAGCTCTAAACCTTACACAATCAGAGTAGCAAGTACGAACGGCACGACGTTTAAGAACGGTGAGGGCGAAAGTGCAATCACAGCTACCCTTGTTAAAGGCAGTAAAACGGTTAGTGCCGACGTCACTTGGCGTTGGGCTCTTGACGGAAACGTTACTGTCGGCATGCAGTACCTTGCTAAAGCCGAGAACATCAACGATACTGCCGTTTTAACCGTATCAGCCTATATCGGCAATGATGAGGTGGCGACAACTGAAATCACGTTAACTAATGTCAACGACGGTAAAGGTGGTGTCAAAGGTGACGACGGCGTCGGTATTGATTATGTTTCAAACTACTACTTAGCAACTGCTCAATTAAACAGCGTGGAAGCGCTAGGCGATAACTTGCTTGTCAATGCTGACACATTTAATGACTGGGTGAGCGTATCTGGCGGTGACGGTACAGCGACAGTCATCGATATTGACGACGCACCGCTTGAAGATGTCACAAAAGCTATTCGTGTTGTGGATAACACGACAGGCAATAAAGACTTGCGATATAAAAACGCACTTGCTTTATCAGTCGGTGAAACGTACACAATTTCTTGCTTTGCTCGTAAAGCTAGTGACAGTTCAACAAGTAGCGTAACTTTGCTTATGCGAAGCTGGACGACTAATGACACTAACAGGAAGCTATCTACAAGCGTAAGTCATACAGATTGGCAATTTTACAGCTTTACGTTTACTGCTGATGTTGTTAATAACTCAATTCAATTCGGGCAAACTGGCGCAGGGATTATCGAGATTTGCGCACCAAGGCTCACACAAACTCAAACAGCTTTTGGGTGGACGAGTGCAACACAAGTTATCACCGAAAGTCAGCGCTATTTGTGGCATTATCGAGTAGAACACTACACGAATAATACTAGCAAAGCGACAGCGCCCGCTATTATTGGTGTATACGGAAACAAGGGCGATAGCGGTAAAGACGGTGTTGCAGGCAAGGACGGTGTAGGACTTAAAGCAACAGCGATTACGTACGCTATCGCAAGCTCTGGCACAACAGCACCAACAAGTGGCTGGTCTGCTAACGTTCCAAGCCTTACTAAAGGCAAATACTTGTGGACTAAAACGGTGTGGACGTACACGGACAGCACAAGTGAGACTGGCTATTCAGCTACTTACATTGCCAAGGACGGGAACGACGGAGACGACGGGCTACCTGGAAAAGACGGTGTAGGTATCAAGTCAACCACAATCACTTACGCAAGTTCAACATCTGGCACGACTAAGCCGACAAGCGGTTGGTCTAGTGCTATTCCAAGTGTTAGCGCAGGCAATTATCTCTGGACTAAGACCGTTTGGGCTTACACAGATAATACGTCAGAAACTGGCTACAGCGTGGCTAAAATGGGGGATACTGGGGCTAGTGGTAAAGACGGTAAGGACGGTGCAGACGGGACAGGCATTAAGTCTACAGCAATAACTTATGCAAGTTCCACAAGCGGAACAACACCGCCAACGAGTGGTTGGAGTTCTACTATTCCAAGCGTATCGGCAGGTAGCTATTTGTGGTGTCGTACAGTCTTGACATTGACTGACGGCAAAACGCAAACAAGCTATGCTGTCGGAATGATGGGTCTACAAGGTATCCAAGGCGCAAAAGGCGACCAAGGAATCCAAGGACCCAAAGGCGCTGACGGTAAAACGCAGTACACGCATATCGCTTATGCCGACAATGCCACGGGTGGCGGATTTAGTCAGACCGACCAAACCAAAGCCTATATTGGCATGTACCAAGATTTCACCGCAGCGGATAGCACCGACCCAACAAAATATCGTTGGTCTAAGTGGAAAGGTTCAGATGGTGCGCAAGGTATTGCAGGTAAGGCAGGAGCTGACGGTAAGACACCTTACATTCACTTCGCCTTTGCAAG